CTGCAAACCACCTGCGTCTGACGTGGGGTGCTCCACATTGTGCAGCGGATATAATCGTCCACTCAACGTCATACCCGATTGCGGCAAGTGATCCAACAACATCGGGGCCGCCCAATCGAATGATGTTTGCGACATTTTCCAACACCAGGATGGGCTGTCGGTATCCATTCTGTTGAAAGTCGCTAACAATGCGGTGTACTTGCCACCAAAGACCAGACTTTTGCTCATCTTCTAATCCTCTCTTCAGACCAGCAACTGAGATAGACTGGCACGGAAACCCTGCGCATATCACATCTACTGGTTCTAGGTTGTGTGCGCCTATCGTACGCACGTCGTTGTATCGTTTTGTATTTGGCCAATGTCGCTCCAGAATAGAACGGCAGAACGGTTCTTTCTCTACCTGCCACACAGTTTGCAGCCCAGGTATGGCACGCTCTAGACCAAGTTCCAGGCCTCCGATGCCGCTGAACAGGCTACCCATCTTCATTGCCATCCTCCTTTGGAAACTCCTTGTCCCAACTATCCTTGATCGACTTTGCCAAAGCGCCAAGGTGCTTGCATTTGCTGCCACGGTATTGATGGTCTGGGCAAGAGCATGTGTATCCGTTTGTATCAATCACACAGGTCCATCGTGGTGTGTGACCAACCATGCTACCATCAGGCAGCATGTTGGTTTTCAGTTCTTTCTGAACGTTCTCCACACGGTCGTCATCGAACAAACCTTTGAGTCTCCACAGTTCCACAATCTCTTCAATGGTTTCAGTCATGGTCGGCATGGTTCTCTCCTAACGCTCCATCCATCCAGTCCATAAGACCGCCTACGGATGTGTTCTCATGGTACTTCATTTCGTTGTCCTGATACAGTGTCACATCCAGGTATGCAATGTCATTGACATCGTTTGAGATGTACAGGATGTGGTGGTGTCCACGCTGACAGTAGAACGGGTGCATCCAACCACGCTCCCCATTGAAGTTCGGCGGGGTGGTTTCGGGACAGTGTAGCCATCCAAGGCGCTCCAGTTCGTTGCGGTAGGAATCCATTTGTTGTTGCAACTTGCGCCACTGTTCAGCGTACGGTGTTCCAGTCTTGGGCGTCTGCTCACTGTACCACTCCTCAATCATATCGTTGATTGGGTGCAGTGCATCGATGGCGACCAAGATGGTGTGCGCCTTCTGAAGGGTTGCTTTGGTTGCGTTGTCCTTGACTTTATCAATGACGTGTTGTAGTTGTTCTAGAAAGAACATGGTGTACTCCAGTGTTGTTGGTGGTAGGTTACCAGATGCAGTCATCGGGGTCGATGTCTGTCTCTGCATGAAAAGTATTGTAGTGTATTGTCGTAGGTTTGTCAATGGTTGCTGGCATCGGCATTGGGTTTACGTCGGGCGGAACGTACCTTCCGTCAATCATAGTTTTTGCCACATCCATGTATGGGTTAGGTTTGCCTTGGAGCGCACGCTCCTTTTGAACCCGCAGCATACGTTCGTAGTGGTGTGGCTCACGTTGTTTCATGGTCAGCACAGGCAGTTTGCCATCAGTCATGTGCCAGACCTTGAGTGTGATACGGGCGTCGTGCTGCATCTTGACGTACAGACTATTCCAATCTCCCATCTGAGGGTACTTGGAGGTCGCTCCAGCACAGGTGCATCTGGCTACACACCGGTGCACCTTGAATCGTTTGTCAGCCAGGATTATGAAGTGCGCACTAATCTCACGGATGCCTTCACGCTGCACGCAGTCATCGCAAAACTTGTACTCCTTGAGTTCCATACCAGTACCGCCTAGTTCACGAATCACCTCCCTGACCTCCTCTAGGACATGTCCTAGAGTTGGAGGGTACTGGTGTTTCTTCATGCATACGTTGAGCACGGCCTTGTGAAGGTGAACGTCCTTAACCCGCTCCAGACCTGCGTCCCACACTGGGTACACCTGAGCCTTCCATTCCTCTTTTTTGTTGAACGTCGCTGCAAACATATCTAGTGCAATGTTTACCATGTGTGCATTAGCCATTGTTACCTCCAACAATGAAGTTGCCGTTGTCGTCGAAGTCGTCTGGACTGATAGCCGTAGAACGCTTCTGAACGCTCTTTGGCAATGGTGGCAAGGGTTGCTCCTGTGAGTACGCATAGTTTTTGTCCAGCGTCTTTGTGGACACCACCACGGCAGGATTGACCATGCCTTTGCCACGTAGATAGTTGGCACGGTAGTGGTCAGCCTTGAATACCCAGTCGAATACAGCCATAGCCTTCTCAATCGCTCCAGTTCTAACCACTTTGGACAGCGTACCCAAATCGAGTGCACTGACCATAGTCAGTTGCCGCCCTTGCTCTTCGTAGAGTTTCATCCAATAGCCAAGCAAGTTTAGCAGTGGTTCATTGGTTTTGCAGTAGTCGAACAGTTGTGGTTTGGTAGATGGGTCAACAGGGATAGGCATGTTGTTGATTAAGAGAACATTACCATCCCCAACAACACCAGCACTAATATTTTTAGTACTTTTAGTGTTGGTGGTAATAGGGGTAGTTTCTTTTGGTTCTGCTATATTAGTACTATTAGATACTAATATATTAGTGCAAGAACCATGCCAAACTTGATGCAGTCTGAGAATCTCTTCTGCATCTTCGGTGACAGCGACCCTTCCGCCATCCTTGAATACAATCTCCGTGCCCAACTTGTTTGGTGCAGTGTAGAGCATTGTCGATAGGTTAACCAGAGTCTTTTGCTTGGATTGAATCAGTGTCAATAGAATCATTGCTCACCTACCAGATACTCAACTGTGGTAACATCGTACGTCCAACAACACATCACATCTAGGAACACCTTCATAGAACCATCACATGGGATTCTGAACGTGCCTGCGTGCTGGTAATACTCATTGACGCTCCCTGTCTCAATGACCTGTGGGCAGTTGTCACAACATACAGACTGGCTATCATCTGATACCTCATGGCACTCATACGGGCTGTCAATGATAGAGAGACAATCCAATGCACAGACCGGACAGTAGTTCCATGTCTCACCGTTGTTGTCAATCTCAGTGTAGTAGTAGCCGTTGCCATTCTGTGGATTGAAATACAGTGGCATCGTCTTGTCGTTGGGGTTGTTGGAAATGAATACGTGAACGTCAAGTAGTTTTTTGAATACACTCATTTGGTGTGCTCCGTTGGTTGGTTGGTTGTTGTTCATGATAGGCCTCTATATTGTTTTGGTGATGATGATTTGGGTGTTGTCATTTCCACACTCTATGATCTGAATGTCCTCAATCCACTGACATTCGCATGACAGTGTTTCAAGGGTTTCGATAGAATACGGAAACCAGCGAATCATTCCGCTTTCGTATGTTACAAGTACAATCTTGTTCATGGTTTACTCCTTAGTAACCGGTGTGGTCTTTGATGAATGAGCGATACCAGCGGTCGCACACTTGTTGAAAATAACGTCTGAAACTGCCAGCACTGGCATGCATGTACAAAACATAGATAGTCGCTCCAGTTGTATAGCCTCCATCACATGCCTGTTGACGTGGCCGGTCTCCAATCTCCACATAGAGATAGCCGCCTTCATCGGGTACAAAGAATGTTACATCGCATCTGAGTTTGCGTGAGTGTTTAGTGTAGTACATGGTTTACCTCTTTGTGATTTCGTAGGTTACTTCAATGAGTGCGTTTAACTCACCGTCTTTGGTAGAATAGTCGATGACCCAAATGTCATGAATGATTACATCTGCTCTATATTTGAGTTCACCGAAACTCCATTCGTGATTATAGATTGCTTGGAACTCAAGTTCATCACGCCCCATCTCCCAAATGTAGTTGGCAATGGTGTCGTACTCATCAGAGTGGTGCATGTAATAGGAAAAGTCGTATCTGTATGTGTGCATGGTCTACTCCTGAGGTAGGTTATTGGTTTTTGATGAAGTAGCGATACCAGCGGTCGCACTCCGAATGAAATTGACGTTCACGCTCATCTTCAGTGGTATATCTACTAAATGACATGTAGATGCAGATACTTTCCGGATCTGCGAATGAACATGCTTGTCGACGTGGTTGGTTGCCAATGCGTACCCACAGATAGCCACCTTCATCGAGGTCAAATTCTACATTGCAGTTGAGTTTGTCAGAGTGTATGGTGTAGTACATGGTTTACTCCGTTGGTAGGTTGATGGTTCTAGTTTCAAATGATACGTAGATGTCCTCTTCGCGTCTAGATGAGGTGTACAGCCACCAGTGGTCACGGTCCCAAAGCGGACCATTACAACCACGCTCTGCATCTGCAATCTCCTCATCAGTTACGTTGAGTTCTTGTAGCAACTCCAGTGCAAATGCTTGGGCTTCGTGTAGGTTGGTGAATACTTGACAACTGGGGTCACCGTAGTTGCGTCTGTATAAATAGGTAATCACGTAGATAGTCATGGTTTACTCCATATTGGTTGATAGGTTTGTAGATAGTTGAACCATCTGTATACAGTATATAGAAATAAATCTAGAGTGTCAAGAAAAAAGATAAAAAACTTTTCTATAGACCAACAACAGCACTACCATATACACTAAAACGCTCCAATGTAAACACGCTCCAATGTAGGACACAACCCCCATGCTCACGGGGTGTTCGGGCCACCACCACCCCCCTCCATGACCTCTGAACCCAGCCCATATCGGCTATGCCTCCCATACTATCGGATGAGTAGCGGATTCAATGCACACGGGTATTTTTTGCGGGCCCGCTGCTATCGACGTTGTAGCATGTGGAATTACATTTGTATTTTTTTACATCAAAATGATTTTTTGCCTTGACATGTAGAAATAAATCTATATAATAATACTATGGATACAATGTATTCATGCAATCAACCTACCATCCTAGAGGAATATCATGGATTTTAAAAAATACATTATCGTCGAAAATATACCGGCGTTCAAACTGTCAATGACCGATACAAAAACAACCGTCTCAGACCCTAAACCATATGAGCATTACACTATGTCATCAACTGGTAAGGCCCGCGCCGTGCTCTCTAGTTCCGTCAAATGGAATAAAGTCGAAGGCGTGGAACAGTATGGTGTAACGGGTCTATACCTTGCACCGGCTACTACAGTAACAGGGATTAATACTTGTAAGTTTGCGGGTAAATGTGCGGAGGGCTGTATCGCCTTCACGGGTCAGTTAGGCATGTTCCATCAGTCAACAATGGAATTGCGTATGTTGGCATTGTATCACCATACTGAGAGATACTTGATTGATATGCTACGTGCGTTGTATCTCCAATCCTTCAAGGCCTCTATCGATGATAAGGAATTATATTGTCGTCTCAATGGTACTTCAGACCTACCATTTTACAAGGTGTTGAACATGGATTTGATTGTCAAGGACTTCAATGGGCTGGCCGGTTTCTATGACTATACAAAATACCCCGTTGTTAGTAATCCGTGGTCAAACTATCACCTCACATACTCATACAGTGAGACAACCAAAAAGATAGACCCGTCATTTGATCGTGTGGCTATCGTTGTAACCAAAAAGGATAAAGTCAAGTTGTTGAATGATTACCCCGGTGTTTTTTGTGATGGTGATCAACATGATATCCGTGCTTTGGATTCACACAAGTATGTACTACTACAAGGTAAACGGGCCACCGCCAAGGATAAAAAGATAAATGACGATTTTATCCAGTCATATGAATCTGTTGTGGCTTTGTGTTTGGAGGTGTCAAGATGATTGAGATAGTTAACACGTCTAACAATATTGTATGGATAAATGTTCATAAAGTGTATAAGGTAGAGAGGCACATCTCTAACAAGTATACTTGTATTTTTGTGGTCACAGGCCCGATTGTGTATACTTACATGTCTCCTTCTGAGGTGGCCAATTTGATTAATAATAAGATGTTAGCCGGTTAAGGAGGTGTATAATGAATCAAGATAGTAATTTGGATTTGGCTATTATCTTCATGGTCTTTGTGTGTATGTTTCTTTTCTGTGTTGCGTATATGCCTATGATTGTAAGGTGGTTAACATGAATAGTAAAACATTACAGTTTTGGATTTTTGTTTTGATACTTTTACAATGTGTTAAGTGTTAACTCAGACCCAACAACAACAACAAAACGAAACCAACACATGTCAAAGTGTGTTGGTTTTTTGTGTATAATGATATAGAACCGAAACGAAAACAAAACAATCATACCCACGGGAAAGTGACACATGACGAAACAAAACAACACAAAACGAAACCAACTAAATAAGCCACATAACCAAATCGCTAAATGTATCCGTGCTGAATCTATAACCGGGTTACTTTGGGCTTACATCCAACTTTCACAGCATGAGATAAAGACCACAGGAAAAACCGAAACATTCAGCGGTACTGACTTGTCGCGGTTTGTCAGTCTACTTCATCAGAGGGAGGTGGACAGCGTATTGAAGGCCCCCGCCGAAACAGACATTGCGTCGGTTGTTTCATGGCTTGACACATCGAAACAAGACGAAACCGAAACGCCAAAACAGAAATGATGTTTCGCCAAGTCCCCGAATCACTCACAGCGCAACACCGCAACAGAATCATGTTTCGCCAAACCCACGGGACGCGCAAGGTGAAACACCGAAACCAGATTGTGTTTCGCCAAACCTCCGAACAGCGCAAAACGAAACAAACGAAACTTATCGTTAGGCGGGTTGGCTGTGGGTAGTTGGCTGCTACTTCTAAATATTTTAACAATGTCAAAGAACTGTATCCGATTTGTTTTTGGTCTATGTTATCGCCAGTATGGATTGGAGTGGGTTACATACGATTGAACACAAATCCCTTTGTGTTACAGTATGTACACCCCCGTAAATCTATACCAGATAACAGGTCAACCGGTATAGGGCTTTTGTGGCTATCATCTTTTAACCTTGCATACATTTGTATTTTACTGTATTGTTTGTATAGGCGTGTTATTCAATACATCTTGTATAAGGCGCTTTGTTCTTGCGATATGAATGTTCTGAGGTGGTGTATTGGGACATAGTGCACCACCTTTTTAACCTACCTAGAGGCCTTTTATGGAGTCTATACAACAACAGATAGCACGGGTATTCAATGACCCTTTCCAGTTTATCCAACGTCTTAAGATAGTTGATAAATCTGGTCGTGTTGTACCCCTTGTATTGAATGCTGAACAGATAGAGATAATCAATGCATTAGAACAGGGTAGAGATACATTAGTCCTTAAGCCTAGACAAATAGGTAGTTCTACGGTGGTATGTGCGTACATGTTTTGGAAGGCCTATACAGCAACAACACCACTAACACTAATAATACTGTCGTATAAGATAGCCAGTTCTAAGCACTTACTACATATACACAAAAGGTTTTATCAGTACTTACCGGAGGGACTGAAAAGAGAACTAGAGACAGACAATACAACTGAACTAGCATTTAAGGGTGGAGGGCGTATTATAGCGGCGGCGGCTACTCAAGCGGGTGGATTAAGGTCTCAGACGTGTAGCATGTTGCACATATCGGAATATGCATTTGCGGAGAATCCTGAAGAACTTAAGGCTACTGCTATTAGTGCTTTGAATGATGGACAGTTAGTCATAGAAAGTACAGCGAACTATTATAACGATGCATTATGGAAGGAGATACACAAGTGTCAAATAGGAGAGGCGGATTGGAACTATTTATTCTTTCCATGGTTTAGTCATGCAGAGTATTGTATGGAGGACATACCGATTACACTGACAGATGAGGAGACGAAGTTACAGGAGGACTTTGGACTTACGTTGGGACAGTTTGCTTGGAGAAGGGAGAAGATAAGTAAACTAGGCTGGGAGAAGTTTGTAAGAGAGTATCCAATGACCCTGGATGAGGCATATCGTATAAGTGGGAATACATATTTTACGTATGATGATTTTGAGCATGTAGATGTGGTAACAGTGAATCCTACAGAGTGGGTAACATTTGAAGAGCCAAATGCAGACGATACATATGCGATAGGGGTAGATGTTAGTGGTGGTGTAGGTAGGGATTATGCTGTAGTGTTTTGTGTAAGTAGAATGACCTTACAGCCTGTCTGTATCTATAGGTCTAATACAGTAAGTCCTATACAACTAGCAGATTACATTTATGATATGAGTGTGACATATAACAATGCATTGACATTGGTAGAGAGTAACAACTATGGTTTGGCTACAATACAAGAGTTAGTGCACCAGGGGTTTCATAGGTTTTGGAAGGATGCGCATACTGGAAAGGACTTTCTGACGACAAGTAGAAGTAAGCCGTTGTTGTTTGAGAACTTGAAGAAGGGTATACAGACGGGTAGTATACGGTTGATAGACAATGTAACGATGACGGAGTTGCGTAGTATTACAGTAGACGAAAAGGGTATATTGAGGTTTGGAGAGGATGTAGAGAGTCACTGTGACAGTGCAATGGCGATGGCATTGGCGTATTGGTGTTTGAATAGTGTTAAGATAAAGCAGAGTGCATTTTTGCCTGAATGGATTATAAGTCAGAAGGCGGATAGGCAGTTACAAACAAGTGGTGTAAGTCCGCATTTGCATAGGAGATACTAATGGATGGGAAGCCGTTGGCGATATGTGGGATATGTGGGTGTGACCCGTGTGACTGTCATGGATGGGCGGAGATAGTGCGGTTGACATATAAGATAGGTGACCAGTCATTTACGCTGCATTTACCTAAGAGATTAGTTAAGCGGTACAAGAGTCTGTACAAGGAACTTGAAGTAATGAATGCAGATGGTAGTGTAGTAGTGTATAGTAGTGGTGTTGTTGTTACGGAGAAGAGCAATGAGAACCAATAAAGAGACAGTAGCGTTGATACGTACGGTGCTTGATGAGCACAACCATTTTTGGGATGACCAACGTGCTGAGATGAAGAGGTATAGAGATGTCTATGAGAACCGTTTTTGGCAGTCAGAGTACATGGACGATACAATGGTCAGAGTGGAAACCGCCGACTGCTTCAGTTACGTTGAAGGCTTTATTGCTAGTTTGTTTTCTCGCAATCCTGCTGTGGTTGTTGCAAAGGATGCATCAATCATAGAAGGGAATGCGAAGATGGCCCAGGCTGTTGTCAATCGTTTTTTGTTTGACAAGCGTGAGCAGTTAGAGATTGCATCAAGACTTGCCCTTATTTATCCCGCTTCATTCCTCAAACTATCCCCTACGGATAGCACGGATATGCTTGAGAAGGTATCCATCCGTGCGATTCCGTGCTGGGAAGTGATTGTGGATATGGATGCTTGTGCATGGGATGAGCAGAGGTTTATGGCACATGTGTACTACTTACCAATGCCAGAAGTAAGAGAGCGGTTTGGTGCAAAGAAGTTTACACCGATACCGAAGGTGGATTACTTTACCCCGCAGGAAAAGTACACGGGTGTAAGTGAAGACTTACCAGATGATTACCTGTACGTACAGATAGTGGAGTTTTATGACCTGGCGTATGACAAACTGTACTTTTGGAGTCCGAACTACAAAGATGGTGGTGAACTATTGGAGAAGAGTGAGATACCTGTACGTACGTATGATGACAGGCCAATGAGTCCCATTTGTCCATTGTATTATGCACGTAAACCTGAAAAGCCAATGTGTGGGTTATCGGCGGTAAGCCGGGTATATGACCAGTTTTATGAGAAGAACATACTACGTACATATTGGGCAAACAGTGTTAGAAGGGATTCTAGACAGTATTTGTACAAAGAAGGTTCGTTGGATGAAGAGGCTTTGGCAAAGATTACCGCAGGTGTTGACGGTGCAATGATTGCAGTTGACGAACCTGTATTGGATGGGATTATTCGTGCCGTAGGTGTAGAACCATTGTCGGGTAACTTTGATAGATACCTTGGCTATATTGAGCAGGATATAAACCGTGGCAGCATCTTAGCGCCGTTTAGTCGGGGGGAAGCGACTAAGGCAACGGCTACTGAGGTGACTGCCCTTGCTCAATACTCTGCATCAGAGATTGGTAAGTTGGCAAGAGAGCGTGACAATGCGATTGAACTGATTGCGCTTTCTTACTTGCGCATTGTGTCTTTGCTTGCTGAGGACAAAGACCAAGCGGTGATTGAAGTAGATGGGTTACCCAAGGTGATCACGGTACAGGATTTGGATGCGAAGTTTAAGATTGTGGCACTTGACCAAAGTAGTACGCCACTGTCTGAGGCATTAAAGCGTAACAACCTTGTCCAACTGTTGCCTGTGCTTACTTCATTGGGTGTACCTGCTGAAAAGATTAAAGAGGAACTGATACGCATTTATGATTTACCTGAATCATTTATGGAAGTACCTCCTGCACCACCAGCACCACCACAAGGGATGGGAGGTCCTGCACCGGAGGAGATGCAGACCACACCTGGTGAGATAGGTGCGCAAGGTGAACTACCATCTGCTCAACTTGCTCAAATGCTTAATACCCAGAGACAATAATGCCAATGTATACCTACCAATGTCAAGTGTGTTCCAAGGTACATGAAGAACTTATATTTTTTAGTGACTATGAAAATGACAACATCCCACAGGTATGTGGTGCTGATACGTATGAGCAGGGATGTGGTGGTGATTTGTATCGGGTATTGAGAGCACCAGGTACACACAGTAGTTGGTCTGGTACGGGTAAGCATGGGGTAAACGGGTATTTTTCTAAAGCCCTGGGTAAGCACGTAGCCAACAGGCACACTGAGCAAAAGATTATGGAAAGTAGAGGGTTTGTGTGTGAGGCTGACCTACCCAAAGACCGTTGGGATACAGCAGTAGAAACACAGAAACGACGTGTTACAGCACAAGATAAAACAATAGAAACCTACACGGAGGCTTTGAAAAGTGGTAAAACAAAAGAAGAAGCCGTGGTGGAAGCGTTTCCTGCACGGGATGCGGTTAGCGGTAAACTGGATGAAACTTGGGGGAAGAGTGAATGAAGAAATGTTAGACGCTGAAATCGGCGCAGCAGAACAAGAAGAAGAAGTGGCGTTTGCACAAATGGCCCCACGTGGTCGATTCAGTGCAAAAGCGCTCAACAATCTTGTTAAAGCAACCAATCGTTTGTTGCCAAAGTTTGGTCAGACGCCTGACTATCCAGAGTTTGATGGTAACATTACAGAGTTTCCAACAGACTTTGTACGTGTGTTGGCAATGTTTCAAGGGGCAACTGACGATGCCGTAGAGCAGGGCATTGTAGACGATGAGTTTGCATTTGACTTTGAAAACATTAGTGATGATGCCAACTTGATGGTGCTTGCTGGTAAAATCAATAAACTAGCATCGGACAAGCAGTATGACAGATACCTACGGTCACAACCTACTGAAGAGGAAGAGACTGAAGAAGGTATGGTCGAAGACGAAATCACAACCGAAGACATGCCACCACAAGATGTAGATGCCTTGTTTATGGAGAGAATGTAATGCCAATACGCAAAACCAAAGGCGGATACAAAATCGACAATGTCAAGGGTAAATCTAAGACAAAGAAAGCCGCAACCAAACGACTCAGAGCAATAAAAGCAAACCAGGCTGCATCCAAGAAAAAGAAGAAAGGATGTAGTTGCCATTCCAAAAGGGGGAAGTAATGCCAAAAGTGAACGGAAAGAAGTTTCCATATACAGCAAAGGGTAAAGCCGCAGCCAAAAAAGCAAAAGCCGCCAAGGCTTCAAAGATGGCAAAACCCAAAGCAGCAAAGCGTAAAAAAACCATGCCTAAAAAGGGCGGATACAAAAGGAGATAACCATGCAAGACAATACCTCAACTGAGACTGTCGAAACCGCAGAGCCTACCGAAACAGTAGAATCAGAAGCAACCGAAACTGAAGAGGTCGTTGAAACAGACGATGTTAGTGCTGATGGTGGTGAAGAAGATGTAGAACTCATGACCATTGAGGAACTACTTGGAATCAACGAAGAAGACTACGAAGAGTTTACAGAAGATGCTAACCACAAGGGTATGAAGCCACTCCATGAATGGATGCAGCACATACCAGAAGACGTGAGAAAACATGTTGCTAATATACGCTCATCATATACTCGTAAGACACAAGAGATTGCTGAAATGCGAAAAGCGCTTGAGGCAGAACGAATGGAACTGCAACGACAACAAGACCATGCAATCAACAACCCATTCCTTAAGCGTGCCGAAGAAGAGTTGGCGAACGAAGAAGAGTATGACATCTATACTACGGAAGGGATGCAGGCTGAAATAAAACGTCAAGCCGCAAAGATGCTGCAGGAAATGATGAAGCCGGCCCAAGAAGAGATGCAAATGAAGCAACGTCGTATGCAACTGGAGCAGTTTAAGACTGAAAACCCAGAACTAATGGACGATGATTATCGCTTGCCTGTGGCTCAGATGTTACAGGAGCGACCCGAACTTCGACTTGAGGATGCGTTTTACATTGTAAAAGCAAAGGTAGATGCAACTAAACTCAAAGCAGAACGTGAACAGGTAGCCAAACAAAAGTCATCTAGACGTGAGACATTGCGCAAGACATCTGGTGGTAAGTCTGTATCTCCAAGCGGTACGCCTAAGTTTCGTAGCGCATGGGAGGCCTACCAATATCACAAGTCACAGCAGGCTAAGAAGTAGGAGTTGTTATGCCCAAGGGTAAACGCAATGTAAGTAAAATCATAATACATCACAGTGCTTCACCAAAAAGTACAACCAAGGAGCAGATTTATGATTGGCATGTCAATGGCAATGGTTGGTCTGACATTGGGTATCACTTTATTGTGCTTGGAAATGGAGAAGTTGTAGCAGGCAGACACATTAACAAAACAGGTGCTCACTGTAAGAATCACAACCGTGGTTCGATTGGCATCTGTGTGACTGGCAACACATCTTCTGAAGCACCTAGCACCGCACAAATGGAATCGCTGTGGGGCAAAGTTAAAATACTTATGGAGGAATACAACCTGGACAGACACAATGTATACGGACACAGGGACTTCGGCGCAACCGAATGCCCAGGTAACTATTTGTATGCAATGTTGCAGCAGTTTAAGGCTGGGTTACTTGCATAGGGTTGACAATGCAAGATTTTCAATTTAAAATGCCTATGTTGAACGAACTCTTTGAGCACTCAGACAGCAACCATTCCACTGGAATACGGTTTAGGCAAAACGACAAAAACTAAACATTATAGGTAAAACAATGGCTATTTCGAATGATTTGCTATCGTCGACCTTGTATTCCATCCGTGATGGCGAAGTTGACGAACTATTTCAAAAGGTTGCATTCCTTGACAATGCAAAACGCTTTGGCGGTATTGAGTATGAAGATGGTGGTATTAAAATCCAACGTCCCCTCTCAATCGCTGAACACTCTCAAATCACCAACCTTCCTACAGGATACGAAGCGGTAAACCTTGCCGTTAAAGACGTATTGCAACCTGCTATTTATGAGTGGGCTGACTTTACTGCTCCAATCGTAATCACTAAGAAAGAAGAGTTGGAAAACAAAGGCGAAAAAGCAATCGTAAAGATTGTTGAAGCCCGTATGCGCTCAGTAATGGGTATGCTCCGACGTGAGTTGAACAAGCAGTTGCTTCGTGGTAACTCTACTGTTTTGACCACTGTAAACACTTTGAACGGTGATGTTGCAGGTGGATTCTTGGAAGCAGAAACTAAGACTCAACAAGCGGCTGCAGGTAACACTGTTGGTGGTATCTCTAAGCAGACGTATCCAGTTAACGGTTGGTTAAATCAGTTGGCTGACGTTGGTGGTGCTTTTGGTACAAACGGTATCCTTGGTATGCAACAAATGGCAATCCAGGCAAACACTGTAACTCACATGGGTGAAATTCAATGTGTGCTTTTGTCTGAAGCGGCAATGGCAAACTACCGTCGTGCTTTGTTCCAACAAGAACGATACATTAACGAAAAGACCCTTGATGGTGGACGTATGCAACTTGCCTTTGGTGGTGCAGTAGTTGAGCAAGACCTTGAACTTGGCTTTACCTACAATGCATCAACTGGTGCTGCTCCATTGTCTGGTTACTTCCTAAACTTTGACGGTGTTAAGTTGTGCATGCACAAAGATGCTGACTTTGCCGTTTCACCATTTGAGCACATTTCTGGAACTACTGCACGGGCTGCCCAATTGTATGTTAAAATGCAATTGATTGCAGACCACCTTGGTTCTTGTGGTGTTCTGTTTGACGGCGACACTTACTAAGGGGGTATATCATGGCTACACAAAACATTATCCAATACTTGGAAACTTCTCAATACAACGCATTGCCATCTGGTGGTACAGTTGCAGTTGGAATCGAAGCGATGAATCGTCGTCAAATCGAAACCTTTATTGCTTCAGAAGCCATTGCAGTTGGTGACGCATTGTCTTTGGACTTGGCTAAAGCCAACAATGGTGACAAGGCTATCTTTGTAATGAAAGCCGATACTGGTACAAACGCAAAGCGTTGTGGAATCGGTGTTGCTATTAGTGCTGCTGCTGCTGCAGGAGATACAGTTGATGTATGTATTGGTGGTATGGCTGAAGCAAAAGTTAAAGCCGGTACTGCTGTTGGTGACCGTTTAAGTATCTACAGCACTGTAGGTATTTTAGAACCATACCAAAACACTTTTGAAGACCCTATCCTTGCAGTGGCAGGTGCTGCTGAAGCAGGTGGGAAAGCAATCGTGTTTGTTATCAAGCAGTTCTAAGTTAGATTTTCTATCAAGCCGAAGGGGTGGGCCAACGCCCATCCCTTTTTTCGTATGGTGACCTATGGCAAATTTAAAAGCATTGAGACAGAAAGTTAAGAACATTACAGACTACAGTCCAGAACTAGCGCAGTTTAATGACCAGTTGGATGAACTGTTGAATGATGCGTACTATTGTATTTGGACGATGAAGCGTTGGAACTTCAGTACAGAACTCAGCACTATGCGATTGCACACAGACATTACAACTAGTACAGATACAGAAAACAGTTCTGGGGCCAACATAACAGCAACTGTTACCAAGGGTGAACGTCAAGTTGTATTAAGTCATGACATTGACAGACTGCATGACATGGATGTGTGGGAAGGTCAGCCAATGGAAATAGACAATATGGAATACACCATAAACAAACTGGTGAACATGAAAACCATATTGTTAGACAGACCATTTGAAGGCACAAGCAGTGCCACAAACAAAGGGTGGAAGATTAAGAAACGGTGGTATGACCTACCTGAAAACTGTTTAGAACTACTATATTTGGGACACAGGGACTACCCCTACGTAAGCGTCAGTGGATCACAGAACCCATACGGCAAAAGTACAGCCATCCTACCCAGAAGAGAAGAGGACTTAGATTTAAGAGTGGATTACACACAATCCTACGCAGAGGCATATATTACCAGTCCCACACAACATATTGCACCAGCAGAGCAACTGACCATTTCGGAGGTTGGTAGTCCAACAGGTGAGTTTCAATCAAACAAATACTATGAGTTTGCCTGGGCATTTGTTAAAGATGGTAAGGTTGGCGCACTCTCTGAACCAACTATCTACAAAGTTACTGAAAACAACAAGACCTTAAAACTAGTGTTTACTGGATGGGATGACCTAGAGATTTCAGCAGACACCTACAACAACAAAGACCAAGAACCTACTCAATGGGAAGGCTATCGTAAGGTAGTTTGTTGGAACAAAAACTTTGACCAAAATACAGGTGAACGCAAAGGATTGCCATGTTGGTTGTACGTAGTCAATGGTACAAGTACAACATCTGGTACACGTAACGACCCTGATTACCTTCGACCCATTGTAGTTACAGACATTAACTCTTTCGTCAATATTGTAAAGTTAAATCAACTTGACAATGGTAGTCCACGTTACATTGAGATTGATGGTAACCATCAGCAAATAAGACCGTATCCACGACCAGTTGGATATGACTTTGAAGTGCCTCAAAAGAAGGTTGGGGATACTATTGAAGTGTACCATGACTACGTACGTGAAATGGTAATGCGATTTATGGTAAAGCCAAAGGACCTATTGTTGTCTACCGATGTACCACAAATGCCATATGAGTTCCATCAACTGATTGTATACAAAGCATTGGAAGACATTTACTTAAAGTTGGGGCAACAAGGTCTAGCGGCAACGTATGAAAAGAAATACATGAAGGAAATCAACAACCTAGCAAAAAGGTACGTTGACAAGATTGACCAACGTGTGGTGCGTGGACGATTCCATATGGCATATGGAAGGCCAACATACGATGGTACTACCCTTAGGAGACTTTCATGAAGCCACAACGGTTCAAACGTTTTGTACCATGTAAAGGTATTAGTCAAGTATTGATGCCTGATATTGGGGACGCTAACACTGTAAACAACTGCAGATACGTTTCTGAAGGCGGTTGGAAAGCAAATGTTGGGTTTGAGTCATGGTGGCATGCGCCTGCATCTTGGACTGTTACAAGTGCCATTGTACAAAAGTACTTTACTGACAAAGTTGATGCTGTCTATCAATGGAAAAGACAAGGCACAAATGACATATATACATTCATTGAGCAGTCTGGTCGACTGTACTACGCCATTGGTAACAAAGGACAGGGTGCAACGTATACAGGTACTTTCTATGAAAATGACTTGGTAACAATAGACAGTGACAGATACATACCTAAGTTGGGAGATGTTGGTAGTCAGTTTGTAAACCTAGGACAACATCTTTTGATTATCAACGGTAGAGACCGTGCAATACTGTTTAGTGGTGACCAAGTTTATAGAGATTTTGGTTTTGTATTACAGACTCCAAGTTGTGACCCGTTAGACGTAGCCACTGAGTATCAAAACAATCAAGTATTAAGTGGTGGTGCTGCTGTTGCTTACAATAAAGTTTCTCAGTATGGTTTGGGCGATGTAACGGAAAATGTACAGTACACGTACAACTACAAAATGACTATGATTTCTGACTTGGGTGCAGAGTCTCCATTAAGTGCTGCACAAAGTGTGTCATGGTCGATTCCAAATGCGCAAAACAAACGGTATGGTGTTGCGCTTGACTTGCCAATAGGTCAAGACGGTGTAGTGGCAAGACGAATCTATCGAACCAAAGAGATAGCAACCAACGGTGAACTGTACTACTTTGTGTCACAACTAGACGAAAACTCAAGTCGATTCTACATAGATGCTATGCCTGATAGATTCTTGGTAGACCAAGCCCCTTCTTTTATAGCAAGTACACCGATAACTACAGACTGGAAGTTTGGTGAGGTATGGGACAATCGATTGTGGCTAGCAGCAGGCAGCCGTATCATTTATTCTGACAAGGGTATATTTGAGCAGTTTGGAGCATTGGCATACTTTGATTTGGGCAACCAAACTGGTGGAGACATTACACAACTGGTAGCCTTTTATAATAATTTAATTGTATTCCGTGAAACGGCTATAAATATAATAAGTTTTGATACAGATAGTTATAACATCAGCACCATCACTAACACGCTTGGCACAGTAGCCAGCAAAGCAGTTGTAGTTATACCACAGTTAGGTGTTGTGTTTATCAACGAACAAGGCGTGTGGATGCTCTCTGGTGGCTTAAACGGTGGTGCGTCGATAAGCATGCAAAAGATTAGCAAACCCATCGATAAACTGTTGCGTAGAGTTAATCGTTCAATGATGCATAAAGCAATCGCAGCATACTCCTATCGGGAAAAAGAAGTATGGATGCATCTACCAACAGACGATTCTACAACTCCTGATTTTGGGTTTGTTTTGCATTTGACCCCTCAAAACCCAATGTGGTCTATTCGTACTGACCTAGAAACTCCATCTAATAGTTATTGGTCGGCTATGACCACAACAGTAAATGGATACTTTTTATTGGGCAATGACCCAAACTGGACACCAGCGTTAGATGCTACCACCAAGAAGTTTGGTCCACTACAGGTTATGAGTTCAAGTTCTACTTGGGGCCAAGGGTGTCAAATCAGTGCGTATGGTGACAATGTTACCTTTGCCATTACAGATACAGCGCACAACGGTCATCAGTGGGAGAGTGCTTGGTACAACTCAAATGAAAACAGTGTCAAGGTGCGATACTTTAGTGTTGAACTTCGCATCATGTCATATGGAGACAATGGGTTTGACTTCTTTTATGGCATTGATTATTCGTATACCGAAAGCACAACATCTACTCAGAAGCAAGCAAAGAGTGAAACGGTGTATACCATCAAGGAAGATGCTGTGTTTGGTCCTGCTGATTTGTCAGTAACCAAAGTTCCATTTACAGTGAACTCTAGTAAGATTGCAGAAGGAAGATTGATTACATTGCGATACGATGTCAATACAGAACTGTGTGACCAGTTTAAGTTTGGTGTACGAACTACAAACTCTCAACAGTGGCACTTACTGTCGTTTAACATTCTGTCAGACTCAGTTGCGATGCCAGCACTTAACCAGTCTACAAAGGTGTCACGATGAAAGTATTTACACAGGTAGGACAAAAAAACCTTGACCAGGTAAAACCTGAGAACATCAACGACAATACACGTATGGTCGTAGGTGAGTACAATGGTAAACTGGATGGTCAGAACTTTCCAGTGGCTACTGTAGATAAATTTAAATTAACACCATCAACACTAACATCGCAAAGCACCGCCAATGTCTTTGGTTTTAAACATGAGGGTCAAACACAAGACTACCACTTTGTTCGCAGATGGAACACGTATGAACTTGGTGTAAGTGTTCACAAGCCACTTTTTAATTTTGACCTGCAAAATAACAGTTGGTCAAGTGGATGGAATAATTTGGGTGATATAGACGCTGTTTTTAATGATTTGGTGTTAGAGTTTGACGCTCACAGTGGTACACTCAATGGGTGCTTTGATATAAACTTCCGTCATGGTTTTGATGTTTTGGAAATAACAGCCGGTTCTAATCAGATTCGTGGTGAACAGTGGTGGAGTCGATGGGGTTTATTTTGCAATGATGTATTGATTGCTGAAACAGGCAGAGTGTATCCAAGGTTGTCTAATTTATCTGTGCCATTTAAACTGTTTGTTGGAAGTCAGCCTGTGAGATTGGAACTTAAATGGCAAGCAAACAATACTCCACCGGATACAGTTACTGTAGATACAATAATGTCAAGAATGGAAATATACGGTGCATCCATATGGGCATGCAATACTAAGAGGTAAAGATGGGAAGAATAACAAATCAATACTTTGGAGAAGGTCAAGCACCCACCGCACCACAACTAAATGCTGTCTATGATAGTGTTGCTAGTGATACAATAAAAGATGTTAACTTGGACACAGAGTGGGCACAAAGAGAGCATTTTAGTGGTTCTAATAGCATTACAAGTTTGTACACATTTGATTACGATGCAAGTGCAAACTGGTCGACCAGTAGTACCACCTTTGCAACCATAGAAAATGTTGCGGGTACTCCAAGCAAGGTTCTTCCAAACTATGCAACACATGGGCATGTTGTAGTAAGGGTACATGCAAGTGGTTTAATAGCAGAATCGGTACTGTCAGGTGCTGGAGATGGTCAAGGGACTTATGCACAAATTGAATACAACACTTTTGCTTTTAGGCTGCTAATGAGCGTAACCACTGGTGGAAGCACAACCACTGTTGACGTGGCAAATTGCACATATAGTTTTACTGGTAAAGCAGCCTTGACAAATCAAACTACATCTACAGCAGGCAAAATATACAACCGTAACTTTAGTTTTAGTGGATTGGCTACACTTGCACCAAACAACGTCATTGATTCGATTGAACTTCAAGCATGTGTAGGGTATGCATCCAATACAGTTAACATTCAGCACAATCACATACAAGTTATTGTAGTGGAGAACTAATGGCATTTACCAAACCGTATACATACGCAAATGGATCTGTCTTATCAGCCACCAACCACGCATCCAATGAAGATGCATTGAGGGAATATGTCAACCAAGAAATCATTGCTGCTGACGTATCTGTGGATACCTTTGTTGGAGAGAGTATTGCTACCCCTCGTCTTATTACTTCTGTACAAACTGGTGACTTTGTTTCTAAGACTCTTCAGGGTGTATCGAAAATACGACTACCACAAGCATTTACTTGGTTCACATCGACCACTAAGAGCAGTAATCAAGTCAGCCCTACGGTCCAAGACTTTCAGTCATTAAACAACACTGGTGCAGAAGTAGTCATTTTAAAGAACAATACAAAGATTATGATTACATTCTATGCCAAAGCATTTGCTAATACAAACAGCACTGTTACCAAAGCACCAGGGCAAAACCTTTGGGACAATAAGTTTGTACTTCAATATGAAAAGGATGGATTGATAACCCGTCTTGACGGAACTAGGGCGTATGTATTTGAGTTTGATACAGCGGGATCAAGTGCACCGCTACCTCCAATAGACGCAGGAGAAGAAGGTGAAGAGGCAGGTCATCGAAGCATAATGATGACTCGTATGCTAACATTGAACGCAGGCAGATATAAGTTCTCAGTGGCAGTTAATGCCAAAGTTGAGAAGGGGCAGATTAACTGTCAGTCTTTTACAATAGAAACATTTCATGTGTAGGTGAACTATGGCAATCGGAACAGTAGGTACAACAGCAGGTTTGATGGCATTGAAAGCCGCAGCGGCAAAAGGTGGAGCGGCTTTGGGTGCGAATACATTAGGTCAAAGTGCGTTGTTAAGTGGAGCAGGAACTGCTGTTGGTGCGTTGCCAGACATCATTCCAAGCAAGTATGAGCGTGACCAAAGAAAAAGACTACGTGAGATGCAGCGTAAACAAGAGATGGGTGCGCTTGGTTTAACAGAGCAAGAGCGCGCTCAGATTGAATCACAAATGCGTGCCGCACGTCAACAGGCTCAACAATATGCACAAGCAGAACGTGCAAGGCTTACACAGCCCACAGCGCAGCCACAAATGGCGTTGCTAGGTCAACAGATGCAGGATGAAAGTAGACAGCGTCTAGAAGCGGATTTGGCATCTCAAATACTAGGCATGGACTTAACACGGAAAGCACAACAAGAACAAGAGATAAAAGACCTTGAAGCGGCACAGGCTCAATATCGCAGAGCCAGGGCAGAAGGGTTGACAGCCCCATTCCAGTCTGCTGCTGAAACATATGTTGGTCAGTTGGGTATGGAGCGTTTGTTGGGTCAGTTGGGTCAACAACAAACACAACAGGCTATGAGAGATGCACAAGCCGGTGAAGTAGGTAAGGCATTGGCAACGGCTATTGCAACCAAACCTCCTGCTGAACAAGAAGAAATACTAAGTTCACAATACAACTTAACGCCTGAAGAAGCGCAACTTATTATTACATCAAAAGGTGTAGCACCGACATCGATGTACGCAACAGACACTGCTAGACAAGAGGATGCGGCAAAGGCATTGCAGGCGATACAAATGTTGATGGGAGGAAAGTAAGATGGCGATTCAACAAGTAGGTGGACAAGGGGTATATGTCATCACTGGTAGTGGTCGTGACCCACGTAAGACAACCAGTGGACAGTCATGGGCTGACTTGGTAACTCAACAAAAGTACATGTTGATTAAAGAGGCTCAAAGAGAAGCATTGCGCCAAATGGAGCAAGAGCAACTGTCATTTCAAGACCGACAACAACGACAAGAACAACTGCGACAGAATCTACAGAGTCAGATTCAAGCAGAGCGTAAGGCTATTGAAGACCTTCGTATCAAACAAATTACTGTGAATGAAGCACGTGAAGTTGAAAACCAACGTATCAAGGCACGGTCGCCAGAGTACAAGCCAACTAGAGCACCTGGTGGTGGTGGTGGTGGTACAAGTGAAACTAGAACCATACCGACTCAAGAGCAATACTTAAAAGATTTGCAATCTATTACAGATAGGGCTTTAAGGACACAGCAACTTGCACGTGCTGACCGTCAAAAACTTGTAGAAGCACAAAAGAAAGGTCAAACATTGGCAGAGGTTGCACCGGATTTGTTGTCAGGTACACAGATTTCTGATTTGCAGACTATACAGCAAGCCATTGACAGGCTTAAAAAAAACATTGAACAGTCTCAAAGTACACAGAAACTAGCACAAGACAAATTAGACGCTTATCGTAAAGCAACGGTCACTGCACGACCTGCATTGTTAGAGAAGGCAGCAAAGAGAACCATTCGCACTAGTACAGGTAGTGGTGGTGGTGGTGGAGCAGTAATACCTGCTGCTAAAACACTAGAAGACCTTCCAGAGTTTACAGGCTATGACCCTGAGATTGAACGCAGACAAGAACGTATGCGTAAACTGCAAGCCGAAATGGATGCATTGGAGTTTGAGGAGCGACCTACCTTTAATGGCATCGACGAAATGCGTCGGGTGTACGGAGAGTCGTTTCCTGAGCAACCAAGACAAAGATTACGTGATAGATTCCGTCGTGAGCCACAACCAGCACCCGCTGTTCAACCAATGGTAGAAGAATCTTTCACAGAGCCACAAGAAGCCACACAAGCATTTGAGAACTTAGATGCAATGCAACAATATGGTGTGCGTGATGAACCAATGATGGTTGGTGGTGCTGACACACAACCTATGATGCAGCAACAACCAGCACCAAGACAAGAAGAAATGGAAGCGTTGGGTATGGACTTTGAGTTTCAGCCATCTACAGTAGAAAACCTAACGGAAGAAACATTTACCGATGACATTGCAGACATAAGACAGCCACCAGCCAGGTCGGCACAGTTTATGGAAGCGTTGCCAAGTGATTTTGGCCCAGCAAAGTTTGGTGGTTTTAGACCAGAAACTATGCCGACTCCATATCAAGGCGAACGATTTGTGGAACAAATGATTTTAGAGTTAGAGCCTGAAGCACCACAAGTTGGTTATGCAGCGCAGTTTGATGACGTTAAGTTTGGAACATCAGCACAAAAGCAACGCAGAGCCCTTGAACTGATTATTGATGCAAGTAAACAAATGGGGCCTACCAGTCCCGAATACAACAAAGCAAAGGTACAGATTTTAACTGAACTGCAAAAGACCATGAACCCTAAAGAATACCGTAAACAAAAAAAGGTTGAACGTATAATGGACAAGAATCCAAAGGATTACATGGCACTTGCTAAAACTGTCCGTGGGTTGTCTGAGAAGGATGCACAGTTGGTTATGTCGCTATTTCCTGTATCAAGTGACATGAAAATAGAAGAGATTGACCAACTGTACAAATCAGCACAAAAGGAACTTACTTCTAATTTGACTGGGCGTAACCGCAAGAAAGCATTGGAGTTTTTAGAACTTCAATACATTGCCGTTATGGATGATTACAATAACTTTGGTAAGTAAATGGCACGAACAGATATAACCGATAAAGACTTTGAAAAGTTTGGAATAATAAATCCTCCAAGTTCAGAAGAACTTGCTGAACTGCCCGAAGAAGTCTATGACCAACTGGTCAAAACACTTGAAGTAACGATAGAGACAAGTGCAAGACTTGAACGTTCAGAAGAGTTGCGACAAGCCAAACTGGATGAAATATACACGATACTTGGTAGCGGTCAGGTCGCCAAGCATGGTAGTAAAGTTGAGCGTACAGGTTTAGAGCCAGATGATGCTCCACCGATTCAATCAATTACAAAAGGAGCACCTCCTTTAAAAGGAACAACAGCACTAAAACGACAGCAGGATGTGACTGGTCGTAAAGGACAAACCTTAGTAAATGTAATAAAAACAATAGAACAGCAATTGCCACAAAAGTTGACAGAACTGCAAACACCTGATGGCAAACCGTTATTTACACCACAGGAAATACCCGAACAAGTACAAGCATTTAGGGCTTTGTATGAGCAGTTGCGTATTGAAAACCTTGCATTTGAGGGTGTTGGAGCACCAAGAAAAGATGATGTAGAACTCTATAAAGAAGCACTGCAACAATACACAAATATATTAACAGGAAAAATACCCACATTGACCGAAGAGGAAATAGACTCCGAAATGAAAGGGTTAACCTCCACTCCATATATCAATGCGTATTCAAGACAAGTTATACCTGGACAGATACCCGACTATACTAGAGCACAACTTGCATACTTTAAAAAACTTAACAGAGACAAAGTAGATTTATACGTAGATCGAAACTTTGAAAAAAAGATGCGCTCTGCACCACGCATGTTTTATTATGAAGTGGATGGTATAAAAAGGGCAATAAGTCAACCTGTATTGGACCATATTATATCAAGTCCAACAGCAGCAATTATTTACAGTCCAGAAATAGATGATTCTATACGGGAACAGTACAATGCTACAATGTTTGGGTTATCACCTATTCGCATAAACTCACCTGATTATGTTGTACAACCACATGAAGCCAGGGCAATGGCAAAGGTTGAAGCGATTACAAATCTTGGTGTTGGGCAATGGTTTCAAGACCCTGACCAAAAGAAGCGTGTCCTAGAGAATCTAGATAAGTTTAAAGAAGTTGGGAATATGGAGGTCCGTACTGCGCTTGGTGGGACTGCGGAGACTCCATTTGGTCATTATGTTCGTGTAGCGTTTTCACCTTTCAATGCATTTGCAACGGCTACTCAAAGGGCTGCAGAACAAGAGGTGGCAAAGTTTATGGGTGCAGGTGCAGAAGCACTTGAAGCGGTAGGTGTGTTGCCAGAGTTGCCAGAAGGTGAGTCGTACTATGATCCTGAAATGGCAACTCGTATACGTATGAAGGAACGTAGAAAAAATGCCCCGTTGTATACAGAGCGTATGGCATTAGACATACCATTTACAGATGAAGTGGTAGAGTTTGAACCAGACAGTCTACTTGGTGAAATGGTAGATTCAGTTGCCCGAAACAGAGGTCATCTAGATTTTAACACGGCTCTAGCCGATGGTCTAAATATTGATGGGGCAACCAAACTAGGTATGCAGGCTTTTGGTTTGACAGCAGACTTTCTATCACCCGACATGGCTGTGCTTACAGGTGCAATCAAAGGCTCTAAAGCAGGTATTAAAATGTACCAAGCACAGAAGGCTGTCTACAATGCGGACAACTATAAATCTGCGGTAGAAGGATTAAAGGCGCTAGAGCGAACTGCAACAAAAGAAATACTTGACGATGCTAACTTTATAGGCCTAACCCAAAGGGTCGTTGCTCCAAAGGTTGCCAAAAAACTTGACAACGTACTTCTTGGAGACGTGCGTTTGTATATGTCTGACGATATGGCACGCAACTTAGAAGCAAGGGAAGTTTTAAAAGGTCGGGTTGATGGTGTTGATGAAGTTGACATAAAAGGCGTAGAAGACACACTGTATCACAAAGCATATATAGAATCAGGTGGAGATGTAGAAGTAGCGGATGAGTTGTTCTTTGCACAAATGAAGAAAAACAAACAGATACCAAAGATGCTAGAACAATACGATGAAATGTCTTTAATACTTGACGATGCTGCTCAGTTAGGAAGTTTAGAAAAAGCAATCAAAAAGCACAGGGCTACAAAGAAAAAAGTAGACTACAAGTACTTGGAGGACATCTACAATCGTGCTGGAAAACAACCAGATGTAAAAGTATTTTTAGAACAAATACACAATGCAAAGCGTATACTTACGACTGTAATGGGTCGTGGTATGTTTTTCACTGTAAGCCCAAAAATAGGTGACTTAGAAAACATTGTAAGTATTACACGAAATACTTTTGGCACTCCCAAGGCACGTACAGATTTGATTGCAATGGCGTCACGTACTGAACTTGCCAAAAGTATACGTAAAGTAAGAGGCATGTTGCAATCACAACAAATCAAACCAGCAGAGTTTGCTTCTTACAACTTGTATGGAGATGACTTGGTAGCAAAACAAGGCAAGGTAGAAACATCATACAACCTGGATGGTTTGTCATCACAAGATAAAATGCATTTAAAAATAGCAGTGCAAGAACTTGATGCACCTGTAACCTATAGAAACTACTTAATGCAGCAAATAGACAACAATCGCATTTTTGAGTCTGACCTAAATGAATTGGTTATGAAAAATCGTGATGATGTTGCTATAGGTAGAAGAGATGTGTTTACTACAGAGGAGATAAACAAGTTACCTCCAACACAACAAAAGAAGTTATTAGAGCCAGCCGGTTCAAGTGCTAGACAAGACTTTAGAAATGGATTCTTTGCACAAGCCATAGATAAGATTATGGAAGTCAAAGATAGTTTGAGTTCTGTATTTAAAATGAAAAAGATACAGAAGGAAACACAAACTCCGTTGACGACTCAAGTGGATACATTTCAAAAAACACGTATGCTTGAAGAGGTGCAAAAAGAAATAGCGCAGTTAGATCAAAAATTAAGTCGTGACTTCAAAGAACTTGTCAAGGGTGGTCAAGAAAAGCGCGCAAAGTACGTAACTGACCCAGAAAAGCCCATGAGCAAGTCTGAAGCACTTGGTTCATTGATAGTTGGTCAACGTCAAGTTGGTAGTGGTGTTGATGTTCAACAACAAGAGATGGCAAACACTTTAATGTGGATGCTTAATCGATGTTTTTATGACAAACAAACAAAGATGGCAGCAAGTGCTGTTGATGAGATTACAGGTGTAACAACTGTATTAAACTCTAACATATGGACTTCTGCTGCACGACCACTTATTGAAGAAGAAATACAGCAACTGGCTAAACGTTCTGTTGCAAATCCTAGACGCATGTGGGAGTATTTTCAAGAATATGTAAATGAACTAGATGAACTATTGCAGACTGACCCATATATCTTAGGGTTTGACCCAGCAACTGACCAGGTAATACGTGTGCGTTTGGTTGACCCTGACCAAGGGTATCAAACATTAAAAACGGTTTCCAATGTAGAGTTGGAAAACTTAATGGAAGAAATAACTGTTGGTGGATACTTTCATGCAGAAGGAAATCGAATCAATCATCGCTATCTAACTGATGTAGTGGATAAAGAACTAACACAACTAAACGTTCAGAATGTTTTACCTGATGTTCAAATAGACCAAGAGTTGTTTGAGCAAGTAATTAGAGACACTTTACCGTTTGTTTGGCGCAACACAGATGTGTATAAAGTTTTACTTCAGAACGTTGAGGGTGTAGTAAAAGACGCACAGTTTCAGCAAGTACTTAAAAAACTTAATGACATGGTAGATATAGATACACTTGATGTACACAAGAGTATTGAAGTTGATTTCAATCGTATTGTTAAAGAAGAAATGCAACCAATGCAAGAAAATGTCAAAGCGACCAAAAAGAAACTAGATGACGAACTACCTGGGCAGTTAGAAGCCATAAAACAAAAACATGACGACATCTACGATAGAGCAAATCAACGCTTAAAAGACGACAGAGAGTTGAAAGAAAAAAGAGCCATAAGTAATGTACGACAACGTGCCAACAAACTTATAGAAAAGGCTGGCAGAAGAAGTGATGAAGCAACTGTGCTTAGGGCTCAACGTGACAAAAAGATACGTGAACTTGAACGTAAATATGTAAAAGACGCAGAGCAAACTAGAAAACAACTTCGTGCACGTAGAACTAAAAACAGAACCATTGAACAAGAAGCATTAAAAGCAGACAATGCTAGATTAAAAGAGGATTTAGATACACAGTTAAGGGACTATGAACTTAGCATTAGAGAGAACTTTCAAATCAACATGGCAGGCAAAGATGTCAGCGAAGCCTTAGAATGGTACATTAGAAACTACTCACAGGCTGACCCTGATTTTTCAACGTTGCAAACGCTGATTCGTGGAGAAGTGTTTACTCCTGAAGATATAGACAAGGTGGCAAGACAGTCCATTGATTATTCAGAAGTAATCATGAGAAACAAAAACCTTGACATTACATCAGCACCAACACTAACAGAAGTAGATGATGTAATGTCAAAAATGTTTGGACCAAACAATGAAAAGTTTGGTCGCCTACTTCTTGGTGACTCTTACGATGACATTAAAAATCTGTACGTAAGTCAAGGTATCACAGGGGCACAACAAAACCTTAAAAAGATTATACAAAATGAACCAGGCTCATTTGATTTTGTTATGAAGTTTATGGACATTATGACGCCTATTTTCTACTTTGGAATACTTGCTGCACGAACAAGATTTCATGGAATGAACTTTTTAACTGCCCCATACTTGACATTTCAAACGCTTGGTAGATTTAGTAATCCAATACCAGGATTCAATGTGGTGCGCAACGGTGGTCGTATAGGTGCAAAGGGTGCTGATGATGTTGTGGTTCGTAGTTCTGATGGATTAACGTTTACCAATCGTGAGGTGTTTGAACTGATTGAGCGCAGTGGTGTTAAGTCTGAGTACAACTTTATCAAAAGTATGTTTAATGATGGGTCACTTATGCGATACCTCAAAGCATATGAGAAGCCTGGTGTTGGGTATGGTAAGTGGGCTATAGACAATATGTACAGTGGTATTGAGTTTATGAATCAGATTGGTACGCACACTGACATGATGTGGCGTGCATCAATATTTATAGATGCTATCAAAAATGGTAGTTCAGTTGAAGAAGCAACTGGTATGGCACGTGTTTCATTGTTTGACTACAATAATTTGTACGACTTTGAACGTAAAAATGTAATGAAGGTCACAGTGTTTTGGAACTTTCAACGTCAAAACATTGCGGCTTTTTCTAGGGCGTTATTAAATCCTACTATGTTGAACAGATATGTTCGAATCTACAAATCAAAGCGTGACATGAACGCAGTTTTTGCTGACATAAATGATGGAAAGCGATACCCATATGAAATGTACATGCCAGAGTATACGCAGACACGTATGATTTATGGACAGCAACAAGGGCTTGCTAACAACAGGCAACTACTAATGTCCCCATCTATTCCTGCTCTTGAAGCCGTTATGTTTTATACTGATATACTTGCTAAAGGCCCACTACCAGTCATTCAAGAACGGTCAAGAAAACTACTATCTCCAACAGTAGGGATGGTTATTGGGACAAAAGAAGAAAAGTATAAGAGTAAAAAAATCAAACCAGAGTTTATCAATGCAATTGGAGCATACAATGATGATCCACAAGCCATTGCAGACGCATTTTCTTTGATGCCAGGATTTGGAACTATTGAACCAAAGTTTGTTGGACATGATGCAGTTGGAAATGTGAATGGGTACATCTATCCACTAAATGAAGCACAGCAAAAACAGTATGCAGCATTTGAAGATGGCATTGGATTTATTGGAATGATGGTTGGTTTTACTGATTATTCAAGAGCGCTAAACCCCCAAGGTACACCTTATGAAGGGCTAACTCCACTTCAACGTATGCTTGCATTGACAGGTGTCTTGACGCCTGCACGACAGAAAAGTATAGTTGATCAACAACTGTTAAACTTACAGCGAATCAACTCAGAACTCCGCAAGAGAGAAAACCTAGAGGTGGACCTTGGTAAAGGTGCTATACTTAGACGTGTTAAACCAAAAGACAACCCATCGGAGGAACGATGAACATTAGACACAACGACCATCCAAGTATCAATGATACAAATGTAGCAACTGTAGCCCAAAACTTTGACGCTACTAAATATCACAAACATACACTTGTAGTGCCAGAACAGATTGACACATCGGGTAAGTTTCTTGGGCGCATTGAATCAATCATAGTGCGTTGTACAGGTTTAGGCGGTAGCAATACTAGTCTTACAGTAAAGGGAACTTGGGATGCTGCTGGTGACCACGTATGGTTTCCTGATACAGCAGGTACTATTGCATTAGGTGTAACTACAACCACCACAGGTAGTGCCGCATATGAGTTTAAACTCCCAGTACAATCCTATTTTGACAATGCAGATGTATACCTGTTCTTTAAAATCAATGGTTCGGGCAACATTACGATTGACTATTCGCAGATTGTTTGGAGTGAATAATGCCAGTTGCCAGTCCATTTGAAACGGCTGGTGCTGGTGAAGTCAATCTGGAGTATGAAGACATTAGTGCGCAGACGGACGGTACTACCCAAAGTTTCACAGTAAGCAGTGACTACAAATCAGGTAGTTTGCAGGTATATTGGAATGGACTCCTCCAACTGTTTACGGACATTGGAGAGTTGTCTGTTACAAATTTTACAACATCGTTCACACCGGCAAGTGATGACTCACTTGTGGTGATATATATACTTAGATAGGAGTCTATCATGGCAGTTCAAGTTTCCAAGGAACAAATCAAAAACAATGCGATTGACCAAACCAAACTGGATGGGTCGTCCAACTATTCATTCTCAGGTCAGGTACGTTACACTGGTTCTGATACAAACACACAAGCCCTGGCTACACGTGGTTACGTAGACTCAGTTGCTGCAGGTCTTGACCCCAAAGATTCATGTAAGGTTGCTACGACAGCAAACATTACACTCTCAGGAACACAAACGATTGACGGTGTATCGGTTTCTGCTGGAGACAGAGTTTTGGTCAAGAACCAAAGTTCGTCGTCGGCTAACGGTATCTACATTTGTAGTGCTGATGCCTGGGCACGTTCAACAGACATGGCAACTGGTAGTAATGCTGCTGGTGCGTCAATGTTTATTGAGCAGGGTACTGTCAATGGAGAGATGGGATTTGTTTGTACATCAAACAAAGGTGCTGATGTTGTTGGTACAAATGACCTTACTTTCAGTCAGTACACAGGTGCTTCTAACATTACTGCTGGAGCAGCATTAAGTAAAACTGGTGACCAACTTGACGTTGAAGTAGATGATTCTTCTATTGAGATTTCATCAGACGCTTTGCGTGTAAAAGCCGCTGGTATCACCGATGCTATGTTGGCCGGGTCTATTTCGAACTCTAAACTTTCTAACTCTACTATTAGTGGTGTTGCTCTTGGTTCAAGTTTAAATGGTTTGACAGCGTCTGCAACAGGTGGTTTGAGTCTAAGTGCTACATACAACGGTTCTGCTGCTGTAAGTGCTAGTATCAACCTGGATGGTTCAAGTTTGTCCACAGGTTCTAACGGACTTAAAGTTGCCACTGGTGGTATCTCTACACTAATGATTGCAGACGATGCTGTAACTGCAGCAAAGTTAGCGGACGCTTCTGTTGCTACAGCCGCCCTTCAAGACTCATCCGTAACAAGCGGTAAGATTGCAGACAATGCTATAACTTCAGGTAAGATTGCTGACTCTGCTGTGACCACTGCAAAACTTGCGGGGTCTATTACCGCAGACAAACTCACCTTGGGCAACGGTGTTGAGAACTCTAGTGGCTCTCTCATTGTATCTCTTGACGGTGGTACGTTGGCTCTTGGTGCAGGTGGTCTTAGTGTTGCTTCTGGTGGTATCACTGCAACTCAGTTGGCTTCAAATGCTGTATCTGCAGCCAAGATTGCTTCAAATGCAGTAGAGACTGCTAAGATTGCTGATGATGCTGTGACTGCAGCAAAGATTGCTGACGCTGCAGTAGACTCTGCTCGCCTAGCATCAAATGCTGTAACGACAGTAAAGATTGCCGATGCAAATGTGACTGCTGCCAAGTTGAACTTCATGGCATCGTACGAAACATTGTCTGCTGGTGACGGTTCTGCCACAACGTTTGACGCAGGCTCTGCTGCTGACGCTACCATGCTTGGTGGTGCTATCGTATTCCGAAACGGTTTGGCGATGGGTCTTGTTGAGTCTTCACCTTCAGGACAAGACCAGTACACATTGTCTGCGACTGGCGGAAGTGGCGGCGTATTACGTGTGACTTTTGGTGCGGCCCCCAACTCAGGCGACCAAATTACTGTAATGTACTTCTCATTGTAAGTTGTTTGATTGTTTGGAGTGCCTTTCGGGGCACTCCATTTCCCATTGGAGGTTATATGGAAGGCGAAGTTTTGCAACTGTTGATGAGTGGTGGGGCAAACGTTGCGTTTGCAGTATTCCTGTACACTCAGAACAAGGACCTCCAACGTCGTGCCGATGAACGTGAAGAAAAGGCAGAACAAAAAGAGACAGAACTGCGTGCCAGGTATGACACTGTCATTGAGGGTATGCAGCAAAAAGAAGAGGCAATGAGAGAGACTATTGTGCAGGAGATGACAGACCTAGATAAAAGAATGTCATTATTAGAGCAGAGTGTTACAACATTGAGTACAATGATTAGTGAGATTAAAGCATCATTGATTAGGGTGGACAATGCCAACTAGAAAGAAACGGACTCCAGCACGTGGTAAACGATTTGTCAAAGTTGTCAAAAATAAGAAGACTGGTCGCACTAGAAAGGTCAGTTATGGGCAGGCAGGCAAGTCGAAGAGTGGCACGGATCGTATACAACCAGGGACAAAGAAGGGAAATTCCTATTGCGCACGCAGTGCAGGGATTAAGAAGCGACTGTCAGCAAAGAAACGTAACGACCCCAACAGTCCCAACAACTTATCACGCAAGAAATGGAAATGTCGTGGTAAAAAATCCATGCGTTAACTTGCATCTTCAGGTATACTTATACGTATGAGTAAAGACGCATGCTATCATTCGGTCAAGAGCCGATACAAAGTTTTCCCATCAGCCCGTGCATCACAGGCGATTGCCAAGTGTCGCAAGAAGAAAGGTCAGGTACGCAAGACATCTAAGGGCGCATCTCTTAAACGATGGGGTAAGGAAAAGTGGAAGGACCAGTCAGGCAAACCCTGTGGCTCAAAAAGAAAAGGTACACCCTATTGCAGACCCTCCAAACGTGTTAGTAGTAAAACACCACGGACACGCTCAGAGATGAGCAAAAGCCAATATCGCTCCAAGGTTGCACAAAAAAGCAGTGTTGGTCGTGGTAAAAGAGTCACCCCAGTTAGAAGGAAAAAGAAATGAACGAAGATTTACTTGCACTTACACCAGAACTTGTGTTGTTTATTAAAAAACTTGTTATGCATAGTCGTGGTGGGTTAACCAAAGAAGAGCGCCAAGAGTTGGCAGAAGACCTCATTGAACTGTTGTTCAAGGTTCTAAAGGAAATCGTTGACACAAGAGAAGAGCAACGTTAAGTTTACACAACACCAATCACTACTGGAGTTCAGGGCCGGCCAGCCTCTGAACTCCTTTTGATTTTTTTACGCCACCTGGCCTCTACCATCTTCATTTCATCTAATGATGTGATAGCCTCAAACATTAGTTGTGTAGGGCTGCGCTCCTCTTTGTTGGCAATGACAGTGACAAGTACAATGAGGTTGCTCATGCGTGGCTCATACGCTCCAGATAGGTACTTGTTAATGGTGTTTACATGTAGTCCTGCCCGATCAGCCATGTAGGTTGTACTGATTGAGTTTCGGTGCATTGCTTTATTGAGCCAGATACCGAATCCCTTAATCATCACCACCACCACTAACAGAAAAGGGTAGGCGACCAAACCTACCCAAACCTACCATGCCAGGAGCATGTAGGATACTATAACTCATTTTTCCGCCTCTATCAACACACCAAAGTGTAAAAAGGCACGCTCCCACTCTTCAGGGTACAAGTAGACACATAGGCGCATCAGATACTTAACGTTCGGTACTTGCTTGCCTGACAACCACTTGGCGATGGTATCACGGTGACATCCAATAGCACGTGCTAGTTCAGATTTGTTAACAGTTGATAAAGTTTCTTTTAGTTGCGCTGCGAACATACTGCCTCCAATAGTCCTGATTTTAAGATTTGTTGTCCGACCCACTCTGCACACTGTGGGACGACTGCGTTTCCAAGGGCTTTAAGACGGTGTACCCGATTGGGAATCCCATCATCTCTTCTACAAACGGGGGATTGAGTTGGAAACGTTGCCCAATAGCCTCCTCTTTGGTTATTCCGAACGCCTTCGCATATTGAACGCTGGGGTCTCCATCCCTGTTCCATGCGGCCGGTGTGTGTGGGTTGTTGTTCACTGTCGCAAGTGGTGTTGGTAGAAGCATCTCTCCCACTGCTGTGTTTAGGCAGCGGCTGTGCTTGCCTGTTTGTCGACTTGGTGTCAATGGATTGTTTTTGTAATCCCTGTGGCATGGTGTCGGCAAACGCACGTTCGTTCCGCACGTAGTATCCAATGGTGCTTGGGTAAGCGACTGCAAACCACCTGCGTCTGAGGTGGGGTGCTCCACATTGTGCAGCGGATATAATCGTCC